GTCGCGCTTTACGCGGTACTCTGGTGCTGATATTGCGAGGTTTTTTCGTAAAATACCCATAATTTGTTTGGTTATCGCGCCTGCAATTTACTCCCCGTGTGGGGAGTAACTGCCGACTGCGCTTAATAACTATGCTACTGCCGCTTTGACCAGGTAGCCTGCGAGTGGTGCAACGATATTTATATCGTAGTACCAACCTCCAACACGAACGTATGTACCTTCGCGGTCTTCTTCGTCTGTGCCACGGAAACGCTTGGTTTGGAGCTGTTTGGCTGTCCACTTGTAATTGATACCGAGCGTCATAATCTTTGGTGCTGCTCGTTCTGCTACATAGGTAACAACAATGTCCTTGCCCCATATATAACTCGTTGCTTCGGTCTGTCCCTCCTTGCTCGACGTGTAGGTTGCGCCTCCGATGAGTACGCGGTCTACTTCGAGAAGTGATGCGAGAAGATCAGGCGTGATTTGACCACGGGCTGAGTACTTGATCCGCTCCAAGAAGTCTGGGTGATGCTTGAGCTTGTCCCACACTTGCTTACCGAGAATGATGGTGTTTGCGCCTCGTCCGGTGTTCGTGTGAACTGCTTGCTTTGCGGTCTCAAAGACTGCAAATGGGTCAGAACTGGTGTAGTCACTAAACTGGTCGGTACCTGCAAGGGTTACGTTCTGCGTAAGGTTTGCCGTGCTGGTGATGAGGTCTGCAACTTCCTTCTCGAAAGAAACAAGGTGCTGATCCATAAGAAACTCGGTTGCATCTGCGAGGGGAGTAGTAGGCGTAATTGCGTTCTCCGTGTCCTCGTCGGTTACGAACATCTTGAGTGAGTGGTCTTCACACTGGTATGAATTACCCGTAGTGAGTGACAAGGTGACTTCTTTTGAGTTGGAACCTGTACCACGTCGGTTGTCATTGATGCGGAAACGATCTTTGCCGTACACAAAGTGCTTGCCACTCTGTTTTGCTACAGGCACCTCTGGGAAGATTGAGCCTGCAATGTATGTGTCGTTGCTGTATGCAATCGCCACGTTGGTGAGCATTGGGTCTACACCGAGATATTTGCTAGTCATGTTATAGATTGAATGATATTAGTAAGAACTACGCGATGTAGAGGTGCTGAATGCCCATTTGTACCTCAACAATGTCTCCTGATGCTGCTGCGGAAGTACCGATATGGCGACCAATAACAATGTGACCGTCTGTGGTGGTTGCTACTGCCTTGCCGTTAGCGTCTGACGTTACCAATGCGCCTACTGCGATGGTTCCCCCTGCTACTACCTTGGTGGTACCGAGGAAACGGTACGTTGCTGCCTCACCTGATACTGGGTTGTTCTGCAATACTCCAACGATGGTTGAAAGTGCGGAATCTGCGAGTACGACCTTTGCTGTGCTGTCGATCTTCACAATGTAAAACTGCTTTGCTGACAGGTCTGCGGCTGCTACAAGTGTGTTGTCGAATGAACGAATTGATTGACTCATGGTGTTAGATTAGTGATTTGGTAATTTACGCTACTGCCTCGTTGTACTTCTGCTCAAACGCCTTGTCTGCGCTGAATACTGCGGTTACTGCGTCACGGTAGCTTGCTGCGGTGTTTTCCTTCTGGTAGCTTGCAACGCGCTTATTCAATTCTGCCGCAACATCCTCACCAACCTCGTTGTCTTCACTTGCTCCAAGCTCAGAGAATAGATTTTGCTCAGGGAGTTTGCTTACAAGACTTGAAAATGCAGCCAATTGCTTATCATTGAGGTCTGACATGAATGCGAGTACTGCGCTCTTGTCTTTTGGCAAAAACTTACCTGCGCGGTTTGATGCGCTGAACACGAGAGCAGTTACCTTGTCATTGAGGGTCATGGTGCGAATCTCTTTGAGAGCCTTCGTGCCGTCCTCTGCTGCCTTCTGTAGCGCACTGAACTGCATTGCGGTCAATGTAACGGTGCTTGCTACGTTTGGGGTCTCTACAGGTGCCTCTGCTGGTACTTCTGCTTCTGGTGCAGGTTCCTCAACTGGTGCCTCTACTGCGAGAACCGTCTCAAACTTGGTCTTGTCTTCGTCAGTAAGAGCTGCTGCGTTCTCTTTGAGGAATGCTTGCTCATCTGCGGTAAGGTCTGCGACCTCCTTTGTTCGGATTGTTTCGAGATCCATAGTTGTCTTTTGATTAAATGTTTGGTAACTAAATAATTCTGAGAATGCCACCACATCCTCAAGCTCACGGAAAAACGGCTTATTGGTGAGTGCTCCACCTATCAACACATGCCCATACTCTTTGTTGTTTGCTGGGTCTGTGTAGCTAGTAAACCATTCTGGTGAGAAGTACTTAAACGAGCCCTTTAGGAGCAAGTCTTTTCCTTCCTCAGTCCACTCAACAACCGCATATAGTCCACTCACCTGCTCTTGTAAGCCGACAATCCAACCGATTGCGCTGTGTTCCTGAAATACGTCGTGCCCTGCGGTAATAGGGAGTTTTGGCTTTCGGATACCTTGCTCAAAGTTGTTTATAAACTGGCGCACAATATCGCGTGTAACCTCAAACGTCCCATACATGGGGTGATCCCATTTGCCAAAGGGTGCAACGTGTATCAGGTTCGGAAGTTTTTTGTCTTCCTCACTGAATGCGTGCCCGTACAGAGACATAGTGAACGGTACGAGCTTCTTGCTCGGGTTCTCAATGTTTTCTGCTGGTTGTATGCG